GAGATACTCTTTAAGTAGTAAACACAAAAGAGAAGTTCCCTATTAATTGTCAGACAACTCTATAGGTGCTCGCTCGCCTGTCGGCTCGCTCGATTGGCGCGCTTGTCAGCTCGGCTATTGATACATCTGTTCGAATCAATACATTTGTTCGTCTCTTTTGTTCTATCCCAACTATAACAATAATTTATTAACACTTTGTTCATAATTTATACTTTATTTGTTAACAACTCCATGATACAATAAAAGAAAAAACTAAAGGAGATATAAAGAAATGAAAAGACCTAAAGACGGATTGATAAATAGCAAGCTCACCCCTTATGAAATGTTGGAGCACGCACTTTTGTTGCAAGCGGTAGAAGATATTAAGACAGCTACATGGTCTAATGATAGTCACAATAGTTTTCATTGTAGCTATAAAGAAGGAAGGGAAGCCGTTCAGTACGTTGTTTTAGTATTGAAACAGCACGGCTACACTGAAAAGGAAATTGGCAATATTTTTAGAGAAATTACACCACACAACTATAAATATGAAATTGTAAAAGAAGAATTAAAGAAAAGAGGTATCAAGTTATGAAACAGACAGAAATTCAGGCAAAATATTTTACACGTTGGCATTATGATTCTATCGACTCCACTTCAAGCAAGTCTGAATATATCGCCCGTGTTGGCAAACTTGCCAACGTTGCGAACAAGCGTGCCAAAACACTAACAACAGCAATATCAAAAGGAAGAATCACAGAGGATAGAACAGCCCTTTTCAGATATCAGGATGCTGTTGACTACTTTAATAAGCATGTTGCCTATAATGCTTCTTATGTGTCAACAGGCAAGGCGGTTTATAAAGATTTTTCAATTCGTGAGTTGAGAGCACTTGAAAACAAGCTTTTGCACTATCTTGAAGCAAAAGCATCAACAGCAAGGGGAAGCATTGAAGTAGAAAACAAAAGTGTGGCAACATTTAAAGAACGTTACGGGGTTGATATATCTAAACTTAGCAAAAGTGTTCGTGACAAGCTTTTCAATACATTGCATTATTTATCAGATAAAAAGTATGCACAGCTATCAAGCGATCAAATAGTTACAATGTTAACTGAAGCACTTAATACAAACACACGCGATGGTTTGCAAGAACTTTTTAAAGCGTCGGAAGAATTATACCCAAATTTAAAAGATCAAGCGGAGTTTCGAGTGGCGATTATACAAAATAGTTCTCTATCATGGAAAGATAAAGCAAGAGAATTTAAAGCGGCAAACAAACTATATAAGAGCAATCGAGCAAAGCCAAAACAAAGATCCATAAGACAGGAGTTATAAATTATGATAGTTCAATGTTTGAATAGATCAAATAAATATGATAATATAGATGTAAAGTCAGTGACGGACTATGTGCCGTCACGCGGCTTTTCTCTGCATAAACCATTAGGCAAAAAGAAAGACAGTCCGTATTATATAGATCAATTTGGAACATTTGACATTGAAACCACTTCACGTACTCGAATTGAAAAAGATGACCAAGGCGAAGAAGTGACAAAGCCTGTTGATGCTTTTATGTATGTATGGAGCGCTTGCATTGACGGAGAAGAAGTAGAGGGTAGATACTGGACTGATTTTATAAAGTTACTTGATAAAATTCAAGCATATTATAAGACTAGTGAATCACGCTATTTTGTGATTTACATTCATAATCTACCTTTTGAATTTTCCTTTTTGATTGGATATCTAAACGATTATAGCGAAGTGTTCGCAACTGGTAAACGTAAACCGCTTGTGTGGCGTCTAAAGAAACGTGGTATTGAACTGAGGTGTAGTTATAAGCTCACGAATATGTCACTTGATAACTTTACCAAGAAAATGGCTGGTTGCCAACACATAAAAGCAAAAGGTGACTTAGACTATTCGTTAATCAGACACAACGAAAGCTATATTAGTCCTACTGAGTGGGGATATATCATCAATGATACGCTGGGACTGTGGGAAGCAATAACATACATGCTCACAAAAGATGGCGATACAATTGCAACAGTACCGCTCACAAGTACATCTTATGTGAGACGTGACATGAAAAGAGCTATACGAAAAGGAACTACCACCAGACTACTAAAGAAAAAGCTAGCTTTAACCGACAAAACATACAAACTTTTAAAGGAAGCTTTTAGGGGTGGTGATACTCACGCAAACATGATAAAGTGCGCGAAAATATATCATGACGTCTATAGTTTTGATGCAAGTAGCATGTATCCGGCTATGCTTCTTTTGATGCAGTTTCCAGTGACGGCATTTGAGAAAATGCCTGTAACTTCAAAATGTTTAAAGTATATAAAAAGTAAAAATCTTGCATGGATGGCGCAAATAAAACTTACAAACGTAAGACTTAAGGAAGATCAATACAATCCGTATCTATCAATAAGCAAATGCCGCAACTTGCAAGGGGTAGACCCTGACAATGGGCGAGTGTGGAAAGCCGCAGAGCTTGAAACGACAGTGACCGATATAGATTTTTCGATAATAGAAGAATGCTACGATTTTGATGGCATTGAAATAATAGAAGATAGTCTCTACACAGCACGCTATGGATATATTCCAGATGATGTAAGAAGTGTAATCATGGAGTACTTCACGGCAAAAACAAAACTTAAAATAGCCGTGAAACATACAGCCCCAAATAGCAAAGAAAGAGAAGAAGCAGAGTACGACTTGATGAAGGCAAAAAATAAATTAAATGGTATATATGGAATGGCGGCAACAGATCCTATACACCCTATTATGTTGTATTTAGAAAACGAATGGCAAGAATTTTCATATGCAAGGTATGAAAATGATACTGCATATAAAGAAAAGGTTGATGCAAGCGGATTTTCAGTGCCAGATGAAAAAAGCATTGAAGATCAAAGCGAAAAAAGCGTTTTGCCGTATGTTTGGGGTGTATATACAACAGCACATGCGAGAAAACACTTGCGTAGGATTTTAGCATGTGCGGAAAGTGCATATATTTACTGTGATACAGACAGTTGCAAAGCGACTAATTTTAACTTTGACAAATTGACGGAATTAAATAATTGGATATATGAGCTTTGCGAAAAAACTAATAGTTTTGTCGACATTGACGGCAAAAAATATTATATCGGATATTTTGATTGCGAAAGCGATGTAAAATCTGAAAATAGGTATGAACCAGAATACAAAGATTTTAAAACGCTAGGTGCTAAAAAGTACTGCTTCAACGCTTATAAAGAAACAAAGGATAAAACATATTTTGGCTGTACAATATCTGGCGTCAAAAAATCAAGAGGTGTTGAAGTGATAAAAAATCTTGATAACTTTAGAGATGGGTTTAAGATTAAAAATAGTGGTGGTTTTCAAATCTGGTATAATGACAGCGATACTATCACAAAAACAAAAGTTGTTGATTATCAAGGCAAAGAAGCAATAACAGAGTATACAGGCTATAGTTGTATGATAGCACGCGATTATGAAATAGGTCTATCAGATGACCAAATCAGAAACTATACCATAGTTGATGAAATAGTTGAGTAAATAACGTTTTATTTGCAAAACTTTTGTAAATAAGTTATTATATACTTGTAAGGGAAAGAACCCTTAATAAAAAGAAAGAGGATAACGAAAATGAGAATTGAAAAACAATCAAGAGAATTTGACAAGAAAGAAATGTTTAAGATGGCGAATGACAATCATTTGTTAATGAAAAATTTGCCAGATGACACAATTGTAAATGTCACTGATTATGTAAGATATGTAACAGATGACGATAAGGAAGTGGCTATTTTTTACCATACCAACATTGAGACAGGCGAAGTTGTAACAATTGCAACATCAAGCCCAACTGTAATCAAGACGGCAGAAAGCGCCTATGATTTTATGGGCACATACAATTTACAGTTTAGACTGACACGCTCGCAGAGCAAAGCGGGTAGAACTTATATGAACTTTGAGCTTGTTTAATTTATAATGGTAGGGTGTGGTTGGGATGGAAAACAAGTTGTTCGCATCAAAAAAGGGAAGTCAAATTTGACTTCCCCTTTTAAGTTAAAGAGGTGATAATATGAGTTTATATAAAGAAAACGGATATTTGAACTACAAATATATCTGTGATGTTGGTCAAAGATACATTAGTATTATAGGCGGTAGAGGAATAGGCAAATCGCATCTCATATGTGATATCTGGAATGACGGTCACTTACCTATTTTATATGTTCGTAGAACAAATATTGCACTTGAAAATAGTTTTTCAACTATAGGAGATTTTGTAAAAACTGATTGGTTTGGAAAAGATATTCGGTTGAAATATAACGACAAAAAAGGATACGGTAAAGCGTATCTGACAGACGAGGACTTGCAAAATGATAAACCATTTATAGTGGGTGTTTCTTTGTCTACTTTTCAAAATAAAACAGGTATAGATTTTACAAGATTTTATGATGTAATTTTTGACGAGTTTATACCGCAAAAAGGCGACCGCCCTATAAAAAATGAGTTTCAGGCATATAAAAATATTATGGAAGTGCTATTCAGAAACCGCCCTGATTCAGAAACGGAAAAAATCCGAACGTGGTTTTTTGGGAACTCTAACGCTATTATGTCAAACATCCTTATTGGATACCGACTTATTCCAGACTGTTACAAAGCAGTCAAAGAAAGAACTGAAATTACACAGGTAGATAGGTGTGAAACAACACTTATAATTCCGTTTAAATCTCCTATTTCTGAGAAAAAGAGACAAAACGCTTTTTATAGAAATCTTCCAAAAGGCAGAGCAAAAATGGAACTTGATAACGAATTTATGGATTTAGAAGATGACAGGATAAGACACCAAAACTTAAAAGAGTACACGCACGATATGAAAACACCTTTGTTTTCCGTATGGTTGCATAAGTCAGACTTTAAGTTTTATGTAACTAAACCTATGCGTTCTTATTGTGATGATGTTTTTGATGCTTCTCCATCATCATTAGAGAGGTGGCAAACAAGTAGTAAAAAGTATCTAAAGCCAATGTTTATAAGTGGTGACATAACATTTTCAGATTATGAAACGCAGTGCGATTTTTTAGCTTCTTTTGATTGCGTATCATGGTATGATATTATATAAAGTTGTTATTGACAAACAATATATAAAATGCTATATAATAAATAGGCGGTTGCACTATCCAAACGCTAGCCAGCGTGTGCATGTCGGGGACGACAAACAGACCGCCTTTAATGCGGTATAGTGTAATAGGAAACACATATGACTTTGAATCATAAGAAAACAGTTCAACTCTGTTTACCGCTGTCAACAAATAAAGAAAGAAGGTTAAAATATGAAAATTGATGAGATTTTAAAGCTTGTAAATGCAGGCTACAGTAAAGATGAAATCGCATCGTTTGACGATACGACAGATGCGAAGACAGATGAGAAGAAAGATCAAAAGACAGATGAGAAGACAGATGAGAAGAAAGATCAAAAGACAGATAATTCGTTTGACTATGACAAGTTTGCCGCCGCGCTTGTAAAAGCGCAACAGATTGCAAATGGCAAGACTAATTTTGGCGGTTCAAACGACAAGACAGATATTAGTAAATTTTTCTAAAGGGGGTAGACTATGGCAAGTTTAAATTATACACAAATTTCAGCGATTCTCAATACCATGTACGAGGAATACACAGGAAGAAAAACTGGACAAAACTTAAGTTTTGGACAAATGCAGAATACTTTTAAAATGGGTCTTGATCGCGAAGATGACAACCTTTATCAAATTATTCCTACAGTTCTTGCAAAGACAATTTTTTCAATTCGTCCATATTCCAGAAAGCTTTCTGGTATGGTTTGGGATACGGAAAGATACGGAAACTATATTCGTAAGTTTACTCCAATCGTTAACGATTCCAACCTTGACAATGATGAATGGAATATAAATGTTGAGCTTGCTAAACCAGAAGCAAGTCAAGACTGGAAAGCAGGAACAAAGCCAGTAAAGTATGATGTACTTCTTACAATTGCAAGTGGTGGGCAAAGTTTTGCAAGAAAGTATACTATTTATAAGAATCAGATCAATGCGGCGTTTGATTCAGAAGCAGGAGTAGCGTCATACTTCTCTATGTTGATGACTGAATTTTCAAACATTTATGAGATTGATCTGGAGAATATCGCACGTGCACAGCTCGCGAACCTTGCCCTTATCCTTGCGGATGCGGGCAGTGCAACACCGACTACAGGAAACATGTGCAAGAAAACACAAGTATTTCATGCGTTAACAAAATATAACGCTGAAACAGGTCTTGCAATGACAGCAAAAACAATCATGAACCCAGCTGACTTTAGACCATTTATGGTTTGGCTTTCCGCCGAGATGAAAACCTTAAAAGAAAACCTTGCTATTCGCGGAACACGTTTTCACGGAGATTTCACAGGAAAAGTTGTAAATCGTCACACAGATGCTAGTGACTTACGTTTTTACCTTGTTTCTAAATTTGGCAACTATTTCGAAGCGAACGGATCTGAATTTTTCCATCCAGAAAAGGCAGAGCTTGGCGATTATGAAAAAGTTACTTTCTGGACAGATCCCGAGAATCCAATGACCATCAAGGGTAGCGCGGAAGGTGTAAAGGCAGACGGAACAAGTAAGTTTACACTTACAAACAAGACGGTTGAAAACGTTCTGGGACTTATGATGGATATTGACACATTAGGAATTGTACCTGTCGATCAATGGAGTGCAACAGAACCATTAAACGCACGTTTTGGATACCGAAACGGTTGGAATCATTACACCTTTAAAACTCCAGTTGATTTTACAGAAAATGCAATTTTAATTTTACTTGATTAAACAAAGGGGCTTCAAGCCCCTTTTCTTGAAGGGGGTACACATGTCATTTGTAGTTAAATTTGGTAAATCAGATAAAAGAATAAATAGTACAAAAACACCAACGTTTTCAGATGGTGTATCGTGTGTACTTAAAAGCGGCACATCGGTAGAAAATCCAACTTTTATTTTGCAGGGTGTCGCTCCTTTTGATTGGAATGTGGCATACTGTGAAACTTTTGGCAGATATTATTTTATCAATGACGTTACATATGTAGAATCAACTTATGAGATTTCATGCACTTGTGATTATTTGGCTAGTTACAAAAGTGAGATTTTAAGTAACACTCTGTATGTAACAAGGTCTAGTAGCCTTTATGATAAGGAATTATCTGACACACTTTTCCCTACTTCTTCAAGTACAACGATCCAGCAAGCTGTATCAAGTGATTTTGGTTTTTCTAATGCAGGAAGTATCATACTTACAACAGCAGGGAAAAACGGAAACGCTTTTCATGCATTGAGTCCAGAACAGTTTTCCGCATTGTGCAACTATTTGTATTCAGCAACTTTTATTGATGCTCTCACGGACTGGACAAAAATTGGCGATGTAATCACAAAACAAGTTTTTAACACGCAAGATTATATTATATCAGCTTGTTGGATTCCTGTCTCAATTGGCGGCGGTAGCGATTCTATATCACTTGGGCCGATTCCTAATTGTGGTACTGGTACGGCTATTTCAAATGGTAAAATTTGGGGGAATGTAGTTTCAGTTACAGCCCCAAATCATCCGCAAGTGGAAAATTTTAATTATAGAAACGTTGAACCGTTTTCAAAGTATACGCTTGCAATTCCATATATAGGGACTATTCCAATTGACGGCAGTTTTATCAAAGCAGACAGAAAAATATATGTTGGGATGCAAATGGATATAAACGGAAACATTAGCGCAAGTGTTTTCAATAGTAAAGGTGTTTTTGGCTATTATTTTGGTAGCGCAGGTGCAAACGTTGGTTTTTCTAGCCGTTCTAGTAATGCAGGCGGAAATATTGTAGAAGGGGCGAGCGGTTTAGTTGCTAGTGCTGTAACGGGTAATGCTTTAGGAGCTGTCAGTGGTGTACTTTCTCTAGTAGGTGGGTTGATTTCAAGTAATGTTACATCGAGCGGTTCAAGCGGTTGCGTATCACAAGAAAATTTTTGTACATTGACATGCAGATTTTTCACACAAAAGACAGTTGATGTAAATGATTTTGGTAGACCTTTATGTAATCCAGTTTCGCTTTCTGGTTTGAGTGGATATGTAAAGTGCGAAAGTGCAGATGTAAGGTGTTCTGCAACAGAGAATGGAAAAGAGGTTATAAATAACTTTTTGAATGGGGGTATGTTTATAGAATGAAACCGTTTGTATATAGTGGCTATTACGTTGGCGAAGGTGTATCAAGTCCAATCATAAATGAATATGAATCGCGGCAAAATCCAAACATGATTCACATTAACAGCACATGGGACTATGCAACATACTTTCGCTACTTTTTGCAACGTGCCGAAAGTCTTATAATTTTTGATGGTATGCCGTCAAATTGGTCAAAAAATTATATTTATCCGTTGCTGTTTTTAAAAGGGAACTTTTGTGTTATGAATACAGCGCGTTTTGGTGTGATTCCACAACACGGAAACCCTTATGGGTTTGATGTACAGTATCAACCAACTAACTATGTTGTTGCAAACCCAGCTTTTGACGCTAGTTTTAATGGCGATCTAGTTATTGGCGAAGATTGTGAGATTGTAAAATTAACACCTGACTGGTGCGGTATCGGAGATCTGATAAATTCATATGCGCAGAGAGTTGCCATGACTTTATCTAACCATGATGTGGCGTGCGCTCTTGCTAAATTTGGTTTTATTTTTACCGCCAAAAACAAAAGCACAGCTGAAACATTTAAAGTTGCTTTTGATGATATCATGTCGGGGAAGCTTGCCGTTGTGATCAATCAAGCACTGTATGATAAGGAAACAGGAAAACCGCTTTATGAGTACTTTAACAATGACATCGAAAAATGTTATAATGTAGTCAAATCCGCATTAGAAAGTGTTGAAAATCTTAAACATGCTTTTGATATGGAGATTGGTATTTATACAGCACCTGATAAGAAAGAACGTATGATTACAGATGAAGTTGAAGAAACCAAAAACGCTGTGATGTCGAAGTGTGAATTGTGGGTGGAAACTATTAATGAATGTTTAGAAAAAGTTAACACACATTTTAACCTTGACATTAGCGCACGTTTGCGATATCCTAACATTAGAGGGGGTGAACAACGTGAGAACTATACTTCCAATAGCGACTATGTATGACTATGATAATAATATCTTTAATGATATCTATGTTAAAGGTGTTTCAAAAGATTTACTTATTGAACACTTTTTACTATCATATGGAGATTTGACGCCTGTTTATCAAGATCCCAAATATTTAAGACGTCATGTTACAAGTGTAGCACGGTCGCTACAATGGACTATTGATCATTTGTGGGAAGTAACACAGCTTGAATACAACCCTATAGAAAACTATGATAGAATGGAAAGTTGGACTGACACGGGCGGCGGCACTTTCCAGAAGGGAAAAGTTGATACTGAAGAAACATTTAACAAAGGTACTGTAACAACAACTTTTGGAAAAGTTTCAGATAGTACACATAAGGTTGCGGCGTTCAATTCTTCAGCTCCAGAGGTTGCGAACACTGATAACACAACTGATAGTGGTAGCGATTCACAAAGTTTTGGAGCTGACACATCACATGGAAGTGTTACCAATGGGTTGGATGAATCAACAACAACTGGAAAGCATGATGGGAGAATTCATGGAAACATAGGCGTTACAACTTCACAACAAATGATGCAAGCTGAAATAGATCTTGTTAAAGCTTACAATTTTATTGATGATGTGTGTAAGCTTTATGCAGATAGACTTTTAATAGGAGTGTGGTGATATGGAAATTATGAACGCAATTGCGCAAATTGCACAAATGGTTGGCGTGCCATGCGTATGTTTAGGCGCTGTAATGTGGTATGTGAACGCTCTTGATGTGAGACAGCGAGAGGAACGAAAGAGTTGGTATGAAAAGCATGACCAAGAGAGCACAAAGTGGGTCGATGCACTGAATAACAATACACAAGTTATTACGGAGTTGTTAACAATCGTAAAAGAAAAGGAGAATTAAGCTATGATATATGATATTCCGGATAAGAATGTTTCTTACATTGCTAAGGCGAGAGAGCTTTACAAAAACCGTAATCAATACGCGTACCTTTACGGAGCGAAGGGGCAAAAGTGCACTCCTCAGGTTTTTGAGTCTTTGTGGAATGCAGAGCCAAATTATTTTAAAAAGTATAACGCTCACCAGAAAGCTCAAATCAAGGCTTTCTGTTTGGGAAAGACAGTGATTGACTGCAGCGGTTTTATCAATCTTGTTACTGGAAAATTTATGTATTCGACTGCATACATAAACAGTTGCACAAATATAACAACTCCTGACAAGACTAAAGATGGAGATTTACTTTATACAACTTTTGGTGGTAAAGGTAGACACATAGGACTTGACATTGGTCATGGTTTTTTCATGCACTGTGGAAAAGAGCTTGAAACAATTTCAATAGGTGTTATTGATTGTTTTGGTTGGGAAAAAGGGGGTATGCTATTATGACACAAGAATATCACGGCTCATTTATTCATATCCAGTTTGACGCTAATGAACTATCAGAAGGTCGCCAAACCATTCAGTTAGCAGACGGCTATACATACGAAAGAATTCTTATTAATTATATAGACAACATTGAATTATCACTATATATGCCACTTGCAAATGGCGATGATATTACATTTCCAGTAGTTAATAGTAAATCGCCTTCGATACTACCATTACTTATAAAAGATACTTCTAAACGTGCTGATATTAGATTCACCATCGAAAAATTTGGACAAATTCCAGATCCGCACTATTTTGATAAAGCTTTCGAACCAATTTTAGTTGTCGGTGATGATGGTAACGAATACAATGTTATTCCATCCAACCAGTTTAAGTAAGGGGTGATTGCATGGCATTTTCAAATTTTCCGTATACAGATTTTCACAATTTAAACCTTGATTGGGTTCTTGCTACTACAAAAGATTTAAACACCAAATGGGATGATTACTATACCCAGTGGAACAAATGGCAAGCGGACGTTCAAAATTATATTGATAATTTAGACTATACCACAGCTATTGACAATTATCTTGATGCTTTAAAGGAAAGCGGCGAGGTGTCCGATATTATCGATACATGGTTAACAGATTATGGAATCATTACAATTGGCGACTCATACGGAGACGGGTATACCCCCGACGGCATGGTTAAACCGTGGGGCGATATCTTACATGAAAAGTATTTTAGTGATGCTTCCTTTTATGTTAATAAAAGTTTAGGTGGTAGTGGATTCGGTGCAAATACTCACTTTTCTGCTCTGCTATCAGAAGCAATATCAGTGCTTTCTGATAAGCAAAAGAAACAGGTGAAATATGTTGTTGTTGCGGGTGGTTGGAATGACCAATTTGTTGATGTTTCACTTATCAAAAGTGGCCTTCAAGATACAATTGATTTAATGGCAAAGTTACCAAACGCAACACTTTACATCGGTTGGATTGCTACACCTATCATCGGTTTTACTACTGTTGCAGAAGTTAAATCATACAATGAAATTAAAACCTTATATGAAACCTATTGGGGAAAGTTTAAGTTTTTAAGCGGCGCTGACAGTGCGTTAAGATGGGGGGGAGTTCTTTCTAGCGATAAGATACACCCTAATGCTACTGGACAAGCTTCAATCGCAGATATGATATATAAGGCAATGGGTGGATATGCGTCATGGAACAGAAGAGGCGAATTCGCGCTTGACGGTGCTGATTGCACACTGAATGATTATAAGATGAATGTTGTGTTGACTAATACCAATGCACATTGTAGCTTTAGACATGTGGCTAGCTTCCTTGATTTGGCGTTTACACCTAAAAAGACTTTTACAAATGCGGCTATAAAGGTTATGAACCATAATTTGTCATTTGTAAATGAGCAAAGTGTCTGCAGTTGCAACGCGGTTATTCATGACGATAACGGATATCATCAAAGCATGGCGGTTCTTACTATTAATCCTTTTGATGCAACACAAGTAGATAGTGGTAGCATTTACCTGCAATTAGTTGATGTCAGCGGAAGCGGATATACTACTTATACTAATGTTGATGAGATACAGTTGTATGGTGTAGAATTTAATATTGCATTGAATTAAAAAGAGGGGTTCAAGCCCCTCTTTTGTTATTTTCTTTCTACTGATATTACTGTAACGTGACTGATAAACGGTAGTTTTGACACATAGTCAATAGCATATTCACTAGCTTGTCTTGCATTATATCCGATGCATTCAACATATTCAACGTTGATATCATCGCTTTCCGTATTCAGAAAGGCTACTTCCACCCAGTATGTGTGTTTCATAGTTCTCATTTTAACACCGCCTTTACAAGAAAATCTAACGCCGTTTTTGTTGTTATAAGAGCTTTTATATCATCGCTGTTTTCGCTAGCGATTGCCATATCAGAAATTAAAGCATACATTCGCTTTATATCTTTATGCCTGTTTGGCATATGCAACTCGCATTCGAGTGATTCGCTTATAAGTTTCAATCTTTTCATTTCTGTTAATTTATCCATATTCTTTACCTCACTTTCTCAACCCAGTATTGTATTGTCATATACTTTGTAGATGGCTTGCCATTATAGTAGCAAGGAACTGCACGCACGTAACCTTTTCCATATTTACCATTGTAGGGGTGAATGGTTGTAAGATTAACATTCATATATCCGCGGACATCTGCAAACGTTACATATTTAAGATTGTGGTTACATAAGTACTCGCCTGTTGTTCTACTATCTGCTACTATAATTGCTTTACCGATTGACTTTCTGTTTTCGATTCCGTATAAATTCATAGTTTTCCTTCTTTCTCTCCGTGTAGCCGTTAAGTCAGCTATGATTTATCTTAATGTTGCGTTATATCTACGTGATTCTTCCTTTTGATATTGCTGTTGTTAGTGTTTTGGCACGCTTGTTCGCAACGTTGGCAAGTTTGCCAACACGGGCGATATATTCAGACTTGCTTGAAGTGGAGTCGATAGAATCATAATGCCAACGTGTAAAATATTTTGCCTGAATTTCTGTCTGTTTCATAACTTGATACCTCTTTTCTTTAATTCTTCTTTTACAATTTCATATTTATAGTTGTGTGGTGTAATTTCTCTAAAAATATTGCCAATTTCCTTTTCAGTGTAGCCGTGCTGTTTCAATACTAAAACAACGTACTGAACGGCTTCCCTTCCTTCTTTATAGCTACAATGAAAACTATTGTGACTATCATTAGACCATGTAGCTGTCTTAATATCTTCTACCGCTTGCAACAAAAGTGCGTGCTCCAACATTTCATAAGGGGTGAGCTTGCTATTTATCAATCCGTCTTTAGGTCTTTTCATTTCTTTATATCTCCTTTAGTTTTTTCTTTTATTGTATCATGGAGTTGTTAACAAATAAAGTATAAATTATGAACAAAGTGTTAATAAATTATTGTTATAGTTGGGATAGAACAAAAGAGACGAACAAATGTATTGATTCGAACAGATGTATCAATAGCCGAGCTGACAAGCGCGCCAATCGAGCGAGCCGACAGGCGAGCGAGCACCTATAGAGTTGTCTGACAATTAATAGGGAACTTCTCTTTTGTGTTTACTACTTAAAGAGTATCTC